GCAGTACTGGGAAAGATTATATAAGCCGAAAGAGTTTGATAAAATCAAAACTATATTTGATTGGAAAGATTATCCGCAAGAGTTTAAAAACAAATTTGTAGATTACATTGATCAAGAGTTTGAAAAACGTGAAAGTGGGTTTTGGTTTAAAAACAATGGTGTAGATACTTATATAACAGGCTCTCACTACATGTACTTACAGTGGACTAAGATTGATGTAGGAGATGCGGAGTTTAGAGAATCCAACAGGTTATTTTATATATTCTGGGAAGCCTGCAAAGCTGATAAAAGATCTTATGGCATGTGCTACTTAAAGAACAGACGTTCTGGGTTTTCTTTTATGTCTGCTTCGGAAACGGTTAACATGGCGACCATATCAAGTGATAAAAGATTTGGAATATTATCTAAAACAGGGCCAGATGCCAAAAAACTCTTTACCGACAAGGTTGTACCTATGTCGACCAATTATCCTTTCTTCTTCAAACCTATACAGGATGGTATGGATCGACCAAAAACTGAACTGTCGTATAGAGTACCTGCATCTAAACTAACTAGAAGAAAGATAGAGGCAAAGGCTGAAGATGAAGAACTAGAAGGTCTTGACACAACGATAGACTGGAAAAACACAGCGGACAACTCTTATGATGGTGAAAAGCTCGCGTTGTTAGTTCATGATGAATCTGGTAAGTGGGAGAGGCCTGAGAATATTTTAAATAACTGGAGGGTAACAAAAACCTGTTTACGACTTGGTAGTAGAGTGGTTGGTAAGTGTATGATGGGAAGTACATCAAACTCTTTGGATAAAGGGGGTGAGAACTTTAGAAAGCTTTACTACGATTCAGATGTAACAAAACGAAATGCCAACGGTCAAACTAAGTCTGGTTTATATAGTTTCTTTATTCCAATGGAATGGAACTACGAAGGATTTATGGACAAGTATGGTATACCGGTTTTTGAAACACCAGACGAGCCAATAATGTCAAATTACGGTGATCGTATTACAATGGGTATAATAGATTACTGGAATAACGAAGCAGACGCACTTAAGGACGACCAGGACGCGTTAAATGAATTTTATAGGCAGTTTCCCCGTACAGAGGATCATGCGTTCAGAGATGAGGCTAAAAACAGTTTATTTAACTTAAGTAAAATATATGCTCAAATTGATTTTAACGGAGATCCCTATAAATCAACTTTGATAACAAAAGGTAGGTTTCAGTGGCGAGATGGTGTAAAAGATACTAGTGTTGAATTTATACCAGATCAAAACGGTAGATTTAATATTACCTGGATTCCAAGTAGAAATTTACAAAACAATGTAATAACTAAGAATGGGGTTAAGTGCCCAGGTAATGAACACATTGGGTGTTTCGGGTGTGACCCTTACGATATATCAGGAACCGTTGACAAAAGGGGATCAAAGGGTTCACTGCACGGTAAAACAAAATTTTCAATGGAAGATGTTCCACCGGAACACTTCTTTTTAGAGTATATAGCTAGACCACAAACCGCAGAAATATTTTTTGAAGATGTGCTAATGGCATTAGTATTTTACGGTATGCCAATACTAGCAGAGAACAATAAACCAAGACTTCTATACTACTTAAAACGAAGGGGGTATAGAGGTTTCTCAATGACAAGACCAGACAAAGTTTGGAATAAACTTTCAGTAACGGAAAAGGAAATTGGTGGTATACCAAACTCTAGTGAAGACATTAAGCAGGCTCACGCTGCTGCTATTGAATCTTATATAGATCAGTATGTAGGAGAAAAGCAGACAACCATGGGTGATATGTACTTCAACAAAACACTCAATGAGTGGGCTAGGTTTGATATAAACAAAAGAACTTTGTTTGATGCTACAATCAGTTCAGGTTTAGCAATAATGGGTTGTAATAGAAATATGTACAAACCAGTACCAGATAAAAAAAATATATCTATTAATATAGGTTTAAAAAGATACGACAATACAGGTTATAGTTCAAAAATAATAGAATAATGAATCAAACTCAACCAAAAGGCATATTCCCAAGTCATACAGTTCCTGATGCGGAAAAGTCTAGCTATGGTTACGGCTTGCAAGTTGCAAGAGCGATAGAATCAGAATGGTTTAAAAAAGATAATGGATCCACTAAGTATTACGCTTCGAAGGATAATTTTCATAGGTTAAGACTATATGCTCGTGGTGAGCAGTCTATACAAAAGTATAAAGACGAGTTATCCATAAACGGAGATCTATCTTACTTGAACCTAGACTGGACTCCAGTGCCAATTATACCTAAGTTTGTTGATATTGTAGTAAACGGTATACAAGAAAGAACTTATAGTATCTCTGCTTTTAGCCAAGATGAAGAGTCTACTAAAAGAAGAACAGACTACATAAATAATGTCATGCGAGACATGAACAACCGGCAGCTGTTAAACGAGATTAACACGACCACTGGTTTTAACATGTTTAAGACAGACCCTGACAAGCTACCTGAAACAACAGAAGAGCTTTCTGTCCACATGCAGCTTGATTACAAACCTTCTATTGAGATTGCAGAAGAAGAAGCAATTAACAATGTTTTTGAAATAAACAAGTATCATCTTGTTAAGAAAAGACTTGATTATGATATTGCTACTATCGGTATGGCATGTGTTAAAAGCACGTTCAATACAGCTGAAGGTATTAAGATAGATTATGTTGACCCAGCTGATATTGTTTATTCATCAACTGATTCTCCATATTTTGAAGACTTGTACTACGTTGGAGAGGTTCGTAGAATATCTATTATGGAACTTAAAAAGTTCTTTCCTCAGTTGACTGACGAGCAAGTAAAAGAAATAGAGGACATGCACTACTCAAACTCAATGTATAGATCGTATTCATCTAAAGGTAGAGATGAAGATAACTTCGTTGAGGTTTTGTTTTTTGAGTATAAAACATACAGAAATCAAACATACAAGATAAAACAAACAGCTAGTGGTGCACAAAAAGCTATTGAGAAAACAGATGAGTTTGATCCACCAAAAGATCAAAGGTCAATGTTTGAAAAAGTACAGCGATCTATAGAAGTTCTTTACGAAGGAGCAAAAGTTATAGGCCACGATAAATTGCTTAAGTGGAAGTACGCAGAAAACATGACAAGACCAAAGTCAGATATTACTCGCGTAAATATGAGCTACGCTATGGTAGCGCCTAGAGTTTACAGAGGCGTACCCGAGTCCCTTGTTTCTCGTATGACAAGCTTTGCTGACATGATACAGCTTACACACTTGAAATTACAACAGGTATCTTCTCGTGTTGTTCCAGATGGTATTTACATGGACGCAGACGGTTTAGCTGAAATAGATCTTGGTAATGGAACTAACTACAGCCCCCAAGAGGCACTAAACATGTATTTCCAAACTGGTAGTGTTATTGGTAGATCAATGACGTCGGATGGAGACATGAATCCAGGTCGTGTACCAATACAAGAACTTCGCACTGGATCTGGTGGTAGCAAAATACAAAGCCTTATTGGTTTGTATAACTATTACTTACAAATGATGCGTGACGTAACTGGTCTTAACGAAGCAAGAGATGGTAGCACACCAGACAAAAACGCTTTAGTTGGTTTACAGAAAATAGCTGCTGCAAACTCAAACACAGCAACAAGACACATACTTCAAGGAAGCCTGTATCTTACCTCTAAAATGGCCGAGGTTGTTTGCCTAAGACTATCTGATGCTTTAGAGTATGCTAATACCAGAAACTCTTTTATTAACTCTTTAGGTAAGTTTAACGTAGCTACGCTAGATGAATTAAAAGACTTGCACTTACATGATTTTGGTATCTATATCAATTTAGCTCCAGACGAGGAGGATAAGCAAAAGCTAGAAAACAATATTCAAATAGCTCTACAACGAGATCAAATATCATTAGAAGATGTTATTGATATTAGAGATATTAACAATATAAAGCTAGCCAACCAATTGCTAAAGCTTAGAAAGCGTAGAAAGCAAGAAGCTGATAGACGTATGCAAATGGAAAACATACAAGCTCAAGCACAATCTAATG